TAATATTTTAATTAAAGGTTTTTTCTCAAAATTTAATATTTCAGATCCATAACCAGATCCACCCTCATGTACATATGCATCATCAAGGGATCCTCTAATAATTGGTGTTATAACCAATGATTCAGTTCTTGCAACAGCCACTCTTGAATAAACTGCATTTACAGTTACTGATATGGGTTCAAAGAAAAATTCACTATTAACCGGTGTTGATCCTGATATCCTTACAAATTTTCTTCTTACAAAATTAGAATCAGGGTCTGTAGCACCAATTCCAACGTCAATTAATTGAAATTTATTATCGTCTAATTTTAAAACACGATAGCGATTAGTTATACCAATTCCGATTGGAGCATCACTTGCATTTCCATTAGATGGTGCATATTGAATTAAATCGCCTGTAACAAATCCATGATTTTTAAATTCAATAGCATTTTCTATAGTTGAAATACCAACCGGTTTAACAATTAATTTTCTATTTGTGTAGTTTGTTCCTGAATCAATAATTTTAACTGATTTAAGATGGTTTCTCTTATTTAATGTTCTAAATGTATGATTTCCTCCTGTATTTTCAACTGTAAATCTGACAGTATTGATACCTGCTGCATAATCCTCTGCGGTTTCAAATAATATTACTGAATTATTGTTAACCACTTGTGGGTAGTAAACACCACCATCTGACAATGTTCTATTTTGAACAGCGTTATTTGTTGTATGAATACCTGGCTCTGATAATGTTGCGTTAAAAACTATTGTAGATATACCGATTGAACCATGTCCATTATTACTATAAACTAATGGATCACCATTTTTTAAGTTATGAGTTCGTTTAAATTCAATGATATCATTAATATGATCAACACCACCACGAGCATTTTTCAGTCTTCCATCAAATTCAAACTCTCTATATCTCCCAACAACAACTGGTTTTAAAATAGCACCTGATCCATTACCACCAGAGAGTGTTACTGAAAATACCTTATCTACATCAAAATTTTGTTGGTCTACCAGAACTTCCTCTAAGTTACCTTTAACTACAGGTTGAACTAAGGCAGTTACTCCAACTCCCGGTGCAGTAATACTAATTGTAGGAGGATTAACAACATCAAAGTTTTTTCCTGAATTTAATACATCTAATTTTTCTACAGCACCAAAATAAATTTTATCTAATGATTTATAATTAACAATCTCAACACCATTAATTAAAATACCAGTAGGCCCTACTTTAGTTTTTGGTGATTTTGATGATTTTATATCGACTTGTGCAGGAAATTTCTTTAGAATTTTTTGTGTACCAATTAACTCATTTTTATGTCTTAATAATACAAATTTATGACTACCAGTACCAATACCAGATGCATTCATCTCAATATGAGGTGGTGCTAAATCGTTATCAGCTACAAGAATGAATGATCTTGATGGATATAGTCTTAAAATTCTTTTTACACCAGAATTATCTGCTAAAACTTTTACATAATATACTAAACTTGATGTTAAACCAACAATAGGATCATTGTCTGGTAAATAGACAATTGAGTCACCATCAATAAAAGGGACAGGATTAATAAATTTGATTGATTTGAATAAACCAGATTCTGGATTTTTTGTAATAAGTCCTGATTGTAATAAATTATTTGGATCATTATCAGGGTTACTAATACTAATCTTTACTACCTTTTTCTCAATCAAATACGATGGCATTGATGATGATGCCACATAGTAATTTTCATCATTTTCATTATAAGTATTTTGAACATTCGCAGTTATTATATCATTACCAAATTCTAACTCAACACCAGTATCACCTTTTGCTTTATCAAGTTGTCTTTGAATATCATATTCAGCATCATTAACGATTGCTGTATCTAAATCTACCTCATTTCCCCCTATTATAGATGTTATGGCTATACCTGTAACTTTTGGTACTAATTCATTTCTTCTAAACAGAGATACTTTATCATCATTTTTTAGTTGAGATTTATCTAATTCAGATTTAGTGATAATTGTTGATGAAGATTGTCCCGGTAAAAGAGTTGATTCAAAATCAAATTGAAATCTACTTGCAGTATTATAAATCCAAGAATTAAAAAATACTGTTTTTCTTGTTCTCTCATTCTTAGGAGGGTTTGATATTATTTCACCTAAATTTTTAACTGTTACTTTTTCACCCTCTAAAGTGACACTTGATCCAGTTGTGGGTAATAATTCAAAATCAGATATTACACCAGTAATTCTTAATTCTACCTTTTTAGACAAATCACCATTTTCATAACCAAAAATAGTTTCATCATTTCTTAAATCATCAGCTGACCTGATTGATACACCAACTCCCGTACAATTTAAAAACTGATTTATAGTTTTATCGGTATAAGTTACTGTGTTTATACCATTTACACCATTAGTGATTACAGTACCTGTAGTTCCAAACCCAACTGTGGAGTCAACTGTCAATATTGAGGTGTTTATCGGTGCATCTTCTATAACTCGTGTTTTTCCGGGTATTGTGAAAGTTCCTCTGATTGTATTACTTTCGTCAAATCCAATGAATAAATTTAATTTATAGTAAGTTGTAATACCTGTATTTCCTGATCTTGAAAATATTTCAACCTCAGACACTGAAGCAGATGTTTCCGAATCATTTGATTTTGTAATAGTTTGACCTGCTAATTTATTTGGATCACCAGAAATTTGCTCTGCAACCACTACTTCTCTTCTTATAAATTCTGCACTTGAGGGTTTGATAAGTAAATTTTCTAAATCTATTATCTTAGGTGTTATGCCATATAATATATTAAATAAAATTCTAAATGATTCTTCTGTTCCCTTAGATTGATAAAGAGATTTTGATTCTTTAATAAAATTACTTATATCTAAATTTGTGTTTAATTTAGTATCTTCTAGGCCTGGAGTAAGATATGATTTTGTCTTGTTATAGAACTCTTTTAAAAATAAAACACTTAAATTTTCAACTGTTGATGTTGCAGTATGAATACCAGCAACAGAAGTGGAAAAAGTAAGTTCACCGGGATTATTTGGATCTCTAAAAGAAGTTATACCACTAAATCCACGTACAACTCCAGTAAAAGTATTTGTTGTTATACCAGTATATGTAAAAATTTCATCATCAATTTTAAAAAGACCATAAGTTCTTGGAAATCCTTTTGTTGATGATACAACAACTGTAGATTCACTAGCAGAGATGTTACTACTAAGAGTTGTTACACCAACTATAACTTCAGGTGTTAAATTATCAAGTTTAATATATTGATCTAAATTATCAGTTAAGTCTACAACACCGCCTCGATGTTCTTGAGAAATATAATATTGTTTTAAAAAATCAACTGATAATGGACTCTCTGACTTTAAAAACTCAGGGAGTTGATTTTCAATTATCTGTTGAACTTGTATACGTTTGTCTATTCCAGTTCCAATCATGTCCTTGTTAGTTCTCCATTTGAGTAACTTGATGTGACTTTATAACCAACACCAGATATTTGTTCACCTGATGTAATTGTATCCTTAACCATATTTATTTTACTACTAGATATGCTAAAATCTAGGTATAAATCTTGTAAACCTATAATATCATTAGATTCAGGGAAAGCTTGTATTTCAATCACATTATTTGGTTTAACGGTTGATGTGATATTTAGCGTGGTTAAATTTACTTCCCCATGAATATAATCAACTGTACCTGCTGACTGTACAACAACGATTGTTTCGCCAGTTTCATTAGTTCTAATAATTGATATAACACCAGTCTTATTATCCTCATTTGGAGTGTCAGTAAAGAATACTGTTTCTGTTTGTCCTAAGATTGTAAATCCAGTGCTTTTAATATTACGTCCTGCAGGTTTTACATTAAATTGATTTCCAAAACACAACTCATATTGAGCAAATTGATTAACAAATGCTTTAAGATTTCTGCGAATAATTACTCTAGTAATATTAGAAGTAATAGCTTTATCAATATTATCAACAACATTCAAAACTTTACTATACTTAAACCTACCACCAAATTTATTTACATCACCAGACTTGGCATATGTTGTCAATGCAGATGTTATTTTAGTTTTTAAGTCATTTAACAAACTTACCTGTGTTGAGTCATAATATACAAAAGAATCAATTTCAACATATAATACCTGCAAATCAATTAACTTTTGATTGATACCTGTTAATGAATAACTTTTTAATTTACGTAAAATTTGTGTTTTATCAAAATCTGATACAAATTCACCATTTTTTGGTTTAATTGTAATAAGCACATTACCAAATTGAGGTGGATCAACTTCTTCACCACCAACAACTGATACAGTTTCAGTATTTGGATAAATTTGTTGAATTATAGATTCATAATCTCTTGCTGTAACTGCCCTATATTGCGATGAGTACAGTCTTGGAGCAAAATACTTAACAGAATCAATAGATTCAATATCACCCCCATTAGAGGCAGACTGAACAGTGTTAATGATAGGTATCGTAGTTGGAGTAACAACAACTCTTGAGTTTCCAGATCCTTCACCTGTGAATCTACCTGCAAAACTAAAGAAAGCAGGCCCATTCCCCTTTGCACCTGATGTTGTAATATACTGAACAGTTATTGTACTGCCATTCTCAGGTTTTCTTCCAAATATACCATCACCAAATAAAATTTCATATCTTTCATCTTGTATCTCTTGTATTAAGTAGGTATCTGATATTGAGGAGATACCAACTATGTTATCTACTAACTTATATTGCTTACCTAATGATATACCATCACCTACATATGCTACTATTGTAGATGTATCAATATCAGGATTATCAAGAATAAACCTTTGTTCAAGTGAACCATCAACAATAAACTTAGATGTGACAAAAGTTCCTTCTTTAACTTGTATTGGATCATCAGATGTTCCAAAGGTGGCAGTGGGAATAGATCCACTAGTATCAACTGTAGTAACAATACTTTCTGATATTGAAAACACTATATCACTATCATCTTGTCTACCTACACACACTAGGCCTGGTTCTAGAGTCAACGTAGGACTAGTTGTGTTAGATTGTACTTGAAATGTTATTTGTGCTTGTGCTGCTGTCTTTGAACGGGGTACATAACCAATATTTCTTGCTAATGAAACTACATTTTCACGTAATGTTGCTGAATCAAGGAATGATTCATTAACCACTAAGTTAGAGTTGAATGCAGATATGTAAGTATTATATGCTAATGTGTCTATTAAGACAGAAAAGTTAGATCCTTCAAAATCAAAGTCCGTAAAATTGGAATTTGCCCTTAAATAATCCTTTATTTGTGTCTTTATCTGATCAAAGTCAAGATTTGTATATTTTGTAAACGGCATTTATCTCGTGGCTTTAAGTATGAATGAGAAATCTTGTGTTGGAAACTCTTGTCCAACAATATCAAAGATGACTGTAACCTCAAATTCATGCTGATCTGGTCTTGGATCAACATTTACTTCTAAATTATCAATTCTTGGTTCAAAATTTTCAATTGTCGTTTCAATTTGTTTTTGTATGACTGAAGCGGTACCAAAATCAACAAATCCCGGTGTCAGTTCAAAAAGCATATTCCGAACATCAGAACCGAGCAAAGAATTGAAAAATCTTTCAGTAGGTATTGTTTGTACAAGATTACGAACAGATCTTTTGATAGCATCTGCATTTTTAAGCACACCAATATCATTTGTCACAGGATGTCTCTTAAATGACAGATTAATATCCTTAAATGATTTTGATATTCTTGTTGTCGCCATTAAATGATAGATTTTTTTATTATTTATACCTATCTTTGCAACTCATTCATATTATAGTCATCTGAATCGAAATAATGCATGATATTCCATGCTACATTACGTGGTTTTGCCTTTCCACAAGTGAAAATATCGATTGCAACGCACTTTTTATCAGGCCAAGTGTGACATGAGGCATGACTTTCACCTAAACCAAGCACACAAGAGACACCATAAGGTTCAAACTGATGAACAAATGTGTTCAAGAGGGTCAAATTCTCTCCTAAAACTGCTTGAACCATCACATTTGCTATTTTTTCTGGGTCATTTAGTTTATCAAAGTCAACATTATAGATTTCAACTAATAAATGTTGTCCCATATGGGCATTTTTCACGTTTTTCATCCAATATCCTCTGGTGAAGGTATACCTTTACTCTTTATAAATGACTTATCATTGGTTTCATAGTCCCAATTTTCCTCATTTTTGCGTTCTTTAGCTGTTTTCCAGAAATAATTCTCTTCTGAACCCAATCCATCACGATCATGACCGTTTTCAACCTGATAATACACTGTTGATACCTTAAAATCGGGTGTCTTAGGTGTCTCTGGAGTGATACTGTTGTCATAAATCCTCATTCTGTTGTTTGGATAGAGGCAAAACTGCCCATTATCCAGTTCTAAGAGGTTATGAGACTTGTGTTCAGCAGGTTGTTCGCTTGTTGAGTAGTCAATTGCGTCTACACTCTCATGATAATTGTC